ACTTTAAGTTTTCCGTAACCATTTGGTCCGTCCATCCACATTTCAGTAATCATGTGTGATACACGATCCAGGTTAATGTTGAGTCCTTCTGGATGATCTACTTCACCAAGTACACTATATCCGCCTTTAATCTGATCGTTGAGCGTGTTGACAGCTCTACCGATTTCATTAACAGGATATACTCTTTGATTAGCATTGCGTACACCACCTTGGATGCATATACCTTTTAAGTACAAGTCCTTACCACCTGACTCGTTTTCGGCATGCTCCACGACCATTTTTGCCTGGTCGAATGATAGTGTTTCAGTTAAAGTTAACATCTAACCTTTAGTCCTCAATTAGCTACCGATAGGTGATTTAGTATCGGCACCTGTTTCGCCTGAGCCTTTTTTCTCAGCTCCGTGGCCATTGGCTTTGTTGTATGCTGGTGCTTTAGCGTTACCAGGTACATTTACATTCCCCATAGAATCTTCTTTTGGAGTTTGTCCTGAACCTTTTGTATCGCCTTCGCCGCCTTGTGCTATGTTACTAGCTGTTCCACCCATGTTATTAGCACTTGCTACTGGGCTTTTAGCTTTGTTGTCTTCACCTTTTGGTGTAGCAACTTTGTTAACATACTCACGCATTACTTCAGTTTGTGACTTTTTGCCTTCAAATGCTGGCTCCATGTCTTCTACTGGAAGTTCTTCACCGCCAAGTTCGGAAGTTGGCATTACTGCTTCATCTTCCTTCTCTTCATCACCCATATCCATATCAGCGGCATCATCGTCCATGTCATCCATGTCGTCTTCGCCACCTTTATCAGCCATCATTTTTTCAAATTCAGCTTTTAGGTCATCAAGAGCGTCTTCTAGGTCAACAACTCTGTCTTCGATTTCTTCATCGTCGTCGCCCTTTTCCATATCACCTTCTTCGTCGTCAGCTTTCATGTCATCGATCATGTCGTCTGCCGCGTCACCGCCCATTGGGTCAGCTTCTGGTGTAATTTCCATATTTTCGTCAGTTTCTTCGTCTGAAGCTTCGTCTACTTCTTCGTCTTCTTTTGAAGCTTCGTCTACTTCTTCGTCTTCTTTTGAAGCTTCTTCAACTGATTCTTCTGATTCGTCTGATTCTTCCTTCATATCCTTGTCGTCTTTTTTCTTCTTCTCATCTTTTTTATCTTTATCATGAGATCCTTCGTCGACTTCAAGATCTTTGAGGTCATCTTCTAGCATTTTTTCATAAATGCCACGTGATTTTTCGATTACAAACTCGTGAAACAATGAATCCGCGCCATCGCGATCATTGTTAACTAATTTTTCGAGCATTTGCTCTAGTTTTGATTGATCTGCCATTTGTTTCTCCTGTCATGTTAATGGTGTAAGGCTGTCGATAATATTTACACTTTTATTATAAAATACGTGGAAAATGGTGTCAAAACGGGCTTTTTTGACGCCTATTGTCAAAAATCATAATATCTCCTGAATTCACTTATGGTGATATGAGATAAATTACTTACTTTTTTCAACTGCTTTGGTACAAAATCGTCGCCGTCTTCAACTATCCTTATATATTTAGTGCCTGCGTGTGCTTCGCAAGTAGAAGCTGTTTGTCGCTCCCAATTACCAAAATACGTAGCTGGCTCACCTAACTTTTTGTAATTATGCGTACCTGCGTACAAATTATTTACCTTTGTACGCTGTCCTTTGTCGTCGGCTTTTCCATGAAAATCAAATCCAAGTATGTAAATTGTATCATGTTTGTGAGTGCTTGCCAACCATAATGCTGTTGGACCACTGCTCCAACCTTTACTTGGTTGAAAGAAATTAAATCCTTGAAATCCGTGATACTGTTTATTTGGATTAGTCCATACTTCATTTTCCATCTGCCATTTATGCTGATTTATTTCTAGTATCATTTTTACGTCTACTGCTACTAGGTAATGTGGTTGAAAATGTCTGTATACAGCATTACAAGCATATACTTTGCCGTAATTTTTTAAAGGATGTAAGTCTATGTCTTTACGACTTTCGCCATTGCCTATCACGAAAGCTACGGTCATTGTAAACTCCTACAGGGCTTCTGGTTGTGCCTGTATACCGTACATCTGACGTATAAAGTCTAGTTCCTTTTCTTTTTCTTCTTGGTGGAATTCTGACGCTTTACGAGCTTTATTGATTTGCTTTAATGTTAGTCTTGTCTTTCTCGTGTCGTCACGTTTGACAATACTTTCGTCATCAACGGCATCATAGGACTTGTCTTCGACAGGTTCAAAAGTTTGTTTATCAAAATAAAAAAATTCTCGTAGTATCATGTTAGTATTTATGCCGGAGGTGTATCCGGTGCTCCTCCTCCTGCCGCTGGATCAGGAGCCGCTGTGTCTCCTTGACCTACTGTGATGTCTCCACCTTCGTCTTCTGGTGGTGTATCTTCTGCTCCTGCTATGTCTGCTTCTATACCAGCACCGCTTATGCCGGCTCCTCTCATTTCACCACTTGCGTTTGTAGGTGTTGTGATATTCTCAGCATTTTCTTCTTTCCACAGTCTTTCATTTTCTGCTAGTTCCGCATCTGACATTCCTAAGAATCTTTTCATTGCGTATCTATTACTCATGAATGGAATAGCTTGTATCTGTGTAAAGGTACCTATTCTTTGATTATCTAATTCGCTTTGTCTGTAGCTGGCAAAGTTTTGTGGTGGTTGGAAAGTAATATCGAACATTGCCAAATCAATGTTAATACCTTTTTCCATTAAATATCTTTTGAATTCTTGATTGAATACTTCAACTAACAAGTTTTGTAAACGTTCACAGTATTTGTTAAATCTAAGCTCTTGTATAAACGCTGTTCCTACTCTGCCATCATTAAATGAACTTTGACCTTCATCCTGTGCCGCCGCCGGTAAGTATGAACTTGGTATACGTAAACCTCTTACAAGTTTGTTTGTAAAGTATTTAAGATCGTCTATCTCACCTAGATTGGTTCCGCCTGGTAGCGTTTCAACTTTAGATCCTCTACCTTCAGCAGTTTGCGGAAAGAAGTAATCTTCGTTTGTTGATAATGGATTGTAAGCACTATCGATTACACTTGTGCCTCCACCTGATTTAGACGGAATACGTCTTTGATGGATTTCCGTTTTCACACGTTCTACGAACTGCATTGCCAAGTGACTTGGCATGTTACCTACATCAACATAAAAGACTCTTCTCTCCGGCGCTCTCTGTGTTCTGTAGATTATGATAGCATCTTCTAATAGTTCTTTCTGTTTGTATACTTTAAATATACCTTCTAGCAAACTATTACCAAATGGGGCATTGTTGTCTAATCCTTCGGATAGACTTAAATGTATCATGTGTTTTGCGTCTACAGCAATTTCTTTTGTTTTGTCATGTCCGAATCTTGTTGAACTGCTTTGTGTGCTGGAGTTTCCAACCATGCCTCTCACGCCACCAGTTAAATATCCCGAACCTCCGCCGGTAACATTTCCGTTAGTAGTGTAAGGTGTTGTAGCAACCTTGTCAACAAAATTTAAATTAATATCTCTAATAATATACTGTTCTGGTTTCTTACCTTCTGATTCATTTACAATGATACTTGAAACTTTTGCCGCATCAACATGAAACCAGTTTTTTGTTTCTGGATCTCTTAGGAAAAAAGAATCACCGTATTTAAAAACATTACGCACGATCTTGAACATGCGTGTCTCAAAGTTATTTTGCTTGTGCCATTGTTGTAGATACTGTTCAATAATTTTTATTTCACTACCTGTAGCAGTTTGTTTGAAATCAATCTGGAATGAAGTTTTGTTCTGCGTATTCATTTGCGTACAAAATTCTGCCAAGATATCCAACGCTCCATTTACTTCCGAATCCATGTCCATTACGTTGTATTGTCCGTAACGTTCAACTCTGTTTGGAGCACCCGTGTATACGTCTGGAAGATAACTTGAATAATTGGTTCTAGCTGGTCCGGGCTGTGAGCCTGATACGCTTAATGGACTGTTTGATCCATCAGCGTCTGCTTGTGTAAAATATCTTTTCCAACTCATTTTATTGTACCAAATTCATGCTTGATTGTTTCTGTAGCTTTTTCAATACCCTAGTCTGTTCTCGCAAAGCTTCAAGCATACTATTATTTATTGATCCTGTAATATCATTGCCGCCCATCGTGGTTTTATTTTCGTTGTCAAATACCATTTTTTCCTTGGTATCTTTTTTGACATTGGGTTCAACTTCACTATCATCTTTTGAACGGAAAAACTGCAAAGGATCATTGATAATACTCTTCCCATAGTTGAGGGCTTTACTACCAAATTCACCGATTGTCTGTGCGCCTTCTTTTAGCGTTTCTTTGGCATCATTTCCAAACTCTACAACCGCTTCTTTTCCGTCATTAATCTTCTTTTTCACCTCATCCAAACTAGGCACATCTGGTAAAAGAAAATCCAAAAATGCTTTAAGTTGTTTGATAAAATAATCTTTCAGCTCAATCAATGCCTGTTTCATGTCCTCAACAGTTGGAATTGCGTCTTTTAATCTTTCAATTCCTTCATTGATTTCTTTTCTAATGTCTTCAATTGTTGGAATGTCCGGTATCATGTCTTTTAATTTTTGAAGCATTTCGTCAAATTTCTTTTCAATGTCGTCCAGGCTAGGAAGGTTATCCCAAAAATCCTTAATGGTTTGCCATCCTGACAAAAAGCTGTTCTTGATTGCTTGATAGTCAATGCTGTTCCACCAGCCCATAGCAGTATTGAATCCGTCTTGAATCAGTTTAAGACCATCAGTTTTCATCCAATTCCATGTTTTACTCATACCATCTACCATCATGTTGTATCCGTCAGTTTTAATCCATTGCCAAAGATTATTTAATCCCTCAAATAATGGTTGAAGTTGTTCCTTTACTTTTTTATACATATCTCTTGATTCATTAAGATCAGGAATTACACTTGCTAATCCATTTTTAAAATCTTGGAAAATTTTAGAATCTATAAGTTCAACCTGTATTGTTCCTCTTAGATCGTTTATAGTTTCTGCCAGTGTGGTAAAACTTTCTGTAGCTTTGTCTCTAGCCGCTTGTTCCATATCAACCTGCGATGCGGCACCTTCTGTTGTCATTCTCAAGTGAGCCATTTCTCCAGCCAGTCCTGCTAGTTCACCCATTGGCCCACCTTGTCTAATAAGTGCGTCAACTTGCGATCTTGGCATATCAGCAAATACTTTTCTAATATCTTGTTCAACAGCCTTGAAAAAATTGTTTCTAGTATCAGCATCCATGTTTTGAATGTTCTGAGCATCACGCTTGAACGCATCACTTTGTACCTGTAAAATTCTAGTAAGTGGATCCTGTGCCAAGCCATCTGACATGTCTACCAACGCGGCTTGAAATCTATCACTGCCTGCTGATGCTTGTTTCAGTGCCAATTCAAATTTTGGTCCAAGTTGTGATATTGCCAGTTGTACTCTAAGATCTCTGTTTCTCTGTTTGCTCTCATCTTCTAATGCTTTTCTGCTCTTACCTGTTAGCTTTGCTATCTTATCAAGTTCCATGGAATATTCCGCAGTACCCGCTACCAGTTCAGCACTGGTCATTTTCTGTGCTCTACCTGATAGGAATAGTATCTCATTAAAGTTTATAAGATTTTCATTTAGTTCCTGCGTGGTAAAACCTATCTGCATCAATCTTTGTCCTGCGGCACCTTGTCTAAATTGTTTAGATAGGGTAGCAAATTGTTGAGCACCACTTGCTACTGACGGACCAAAAAGTCTAAGTTGTTCAGCATTGGAAGCTACCAACTGGGCAAAGTCCTGTAGGGGAATGGCCGCATTTCCTGCTACTCTTATCACTTCAAACATGTTGTTGCCAAATGTTGCTCCTGAAGAAGAAAGTTCTCTAAACAGCTCTGTTTGGTTATCAATCAATCCAGTAAATTTTGTTAGATATGGTATGGGTAAATGCTGTGCGAAATCAGTAAGAGTGTTTCCACCGTTTATCAATTCTTGAGTTAGATTAGCCGCGGCTCCTATGGTGCTTGTGAAAACCGCAGTGATAAGATTGCCAAGGCCAGCTGTTGCCGCCTTTACTTTTCCACCAAAGGTTGTTACTTCTCCGCTGGCATATTCGGAAGCTCTACCAAGATCTTCTACATTTTTGCCAGTCTTGGGATCAATGCCACCTTGTCCTTGATTAGGGCCTAATCCTACACGTCTACCGCCTAGTGCTTTAAGTATTTCTC